TCGCCGATGATGCGCGGTGACAGGCGCGGGATAGAGAAGCTCTCTCCGCTGAAAAGAAAGATGTACGAAGACCTGTTCGAGACGGTTCTGAAGGTAGCGCAGAAGAAGGGATTCTGGGGTAAGTCGCTATACTGCCTCATCCGTCAGGCGGTGATGGAGCCAGCGCCCCGCTTCTACATCAGCGCGAAGCGCATGGAGCAGATCTGGAAAGCAAAGACCCTTGAAACCCGAAAATCTAAATACAAGCGTATAAAGACTTATGAGAAAACCGACAAGACTGACGATTGAGAAGACGGTGATGACGGTGATGACACTGTCATGGTGGATGTTCTTTCCTCCTATTGGCTACGCAGCGGGCGACCACGACATCCTGCACCATCTGGCCTATATCTTCTCGCACGCCAACATCTGGCACCTGGCAGGGAACCTGTTCGTCCTGTGGATGCTCCGTCATAACATACACCTCATCCCGTCGCTGGCGGTGGCCGTTGCGGCGTCCTATCTGCCAGCATGGAGCATATACGGCGAGCTGGGGACCACGATAGGCATGTCGGGCGTGCTGTTCGCCATCGCTGGCATCAGGTGGGGACTGTGCGACAAGCCCTTCTCGGTGTTCGCCGTCAAGGCGCTGCCGTTCGTCATGATAGGCTTCTTCATCCCGAACATCAACTGGTGCATACACCTCTACAGTCTGGTATCTGGATATATATATGGTAGATGTAGAAGACAGCAGCGTTAGGGATGAAGCCGTCTTCATAGCCAGGACACAGGCCATCCTCGCCCTGATGAACGAGAACATCAGGCGTAACAGGGAGATGTTCGAGGGTTTCAACCCCATCACTGGAAAGGGGTGTCCTGGCGACAGGGTGAAGATAACTATCAAGGACTGCCCGATCAAGAAGATGCTCATGCCTCGGCGCTGTGTCGAGCATAACATCTTCATCAAGCACCTTCTTAAGGCTGGAAGCATCAGGGACTACGTCGAGAAGGACCTGAAGCTGGAGTACACCGATGAGACCTACGAGGACACGGTGTACATGATCTTCATGGTGAGGGCGACGGAAGACCCAGCGTTCGCCTTCATCCAGTTCTACATGATCCAGGACAAGGTGTCGGGCGAGATGAAGCCGTTCAGCCTGAACTATCCCCAGCGTCTCGTGCTTGCGGAGCTGGAGGACATGAGGGCCAGGGGCGAGCCTATACGCCTCATCATCCTGAAGGCACGTCAGTGGGGCGGCTCTACGCTGTCGCAGGCTTATGAGAAGTGGATGCAGGACTTCCGCCATCCCAACGGCTGGGGTATGGTGATACTGGCACACGTGAAGGACGCTACGCAGCGTATCAGGGCCATGTTCACCAAGATGCTACAGCACCAGCCAGGCTGGAGCCTCGGCGTGAAGGACCAGCGCCTGAAACTCGGCAGCTACAACGGCTCTAAGAGTGACTTCATCGTGATGAACAGCCGCGACGAGGAGATCGGCAGCCGAACGATATCCGTCGGCTCCTACGAGCGCTACGACTCGCTGCGATCCGCCGATACGAAGATGGCCCACTACTCGGAGGTGGCGTACTGGAAGAAGACGCCAGGCAAGGAACCTGAGGAGGTGCTGTCGAGTATCGACGGCGGTATTCCGCTGGAGCCTGACACGGTGGAGATCATGGAGAGTTCAGGGCGCAGCTCCGCAGGTTTCTTCCCCGACATGTACCGCCGCGCGAAGGACCCGCGGCTGGCCTCTGCCTGGCGCGCCATCTTCATAGCCTTCTTCCAGATCGAGAACGACCGCAAGGAGCTGGACGGCCGCTGGCCGAACATCTATTCCGCTGGCATCGCCTGGAACAAGGTAGAGACGTACGACGGCTACAGGGACCTGCTGAAGGAGTTCGCGGAGTGGCTTTACGACAACAAGGACAGCGACCAGTGCCCCGAGGGCTGGCAGGAGACGGGCAAGTACTTCTGGCAGCTGTGGCAGAAGGGCGCGACCTTCGAGGCCATCAACTGGTACCGTCACAGACGCAACGCCTTCCGCAGCCATACCTATATAGCCACCGAGGCGCCCAGCGACGACATAGAGGCCTTCCGTGCCAGCGGTAACCTTATCTTCGACATGTACAGCGTTGAGGCGTTGAGGCGCCACGAGACGCTGGGAGAGAAGCAGCCGATCTTCGTCGGCAACATCGTTGGTAACTGCGAGAAGGGAGAGAAGGCCATCAGGTCGGCGCATCTCATCGAGTTCGTCGGCGACGGGGAGATCCTGAAGGTATGGCAGATGCCAGACTGCCTGAGAGTGGCAAACCGATACGTCGTCAGCGTCGATATCGGCGGACGCGGGAAGAAGAGCGACTATACCGTGATGACCGTTATAGACCGCTTCCAGATGATGTACGGCGGCAAGCCCAAGGTGGTGGCGCGCTGGCGCGGACACATACGTCACGACCTGCTGGCATGGAAGGCCGCGCAGCTGGCCCACTTCTACAGCGACGCCCTGCTGGTGTTCGAGAGCAACACCGCCGAGACGGAGAAGGGAAAGCTCGACACGGAAGGCGATCACCTGGGAACGATCCTCGACGAGATAGCAGACTATTACCCGTATCTCTATATCCGCGAGTCAAGCTATGACGAGGTCAAGCAGCGCTATGTCAACAAGTACGGCTTCCAGACCAACAGGCTTACGAAGCAGTACGTGATCGACAACTACATAGCCTACGTGGACGATCAGCTCTACGACGAGCCAGACTCGCAATGCTATGACGAGATGTCGATCTACGAGCGCCACGAGGACGGCAGCATCGGTAACGTGGAGGGAAAGGACGCCGCAGGCAACGACGCCCACGACGATATCGTGATGTCTACTGGTATCGGGCTGTATATAAGCCAGACGAAGATGGCCCCGCCAGAATGGATGGCGGAGGAGAGTGCGGAGCCTGCATACGTCATGAGGGCTGGAACGGAGGCGGACGTCTAAACGTCGCCGTCGTCCCACTTGCTGATGATACCCATCATCTTCTCGAAGTTACTTTCGTTGATTGTAGCGTCGACCTCTACGGGCTTCGGAACGATGAGCTTCGTGAGGTCGTTTCTTACGCTGATAAAAAATTTACGGTCTTCGGCGTTGACGGCCGCATTGTTGGCATATCGCAGGAAGGCCTCGCGGTACTGCTCCTGAGTCTCGCCGAGAAGGGATTTTATGAACTCCTTCTCGTCCTTGCCTACCTTGTTCTGACTGCCAGCGGGACGGCCTGCCTTTCTTCCTTCTTTCTTTCCTGCTGCCATAGGCTTATCCGAATGGTGTTGGTGTTATCAACGTAGAGCCCAGACGCTCGTTGATGCCGCCGTTAAGCTCATCGAGGGCGCTGTCAGCCGCCAGCGCGCAGCTCTGCACGTACGGGTCCGTCGGACCGAGAAGCGGCATGAGCATCTGCGCTTCCGTGTACTTGACGATATGGTCGTGGGCCGCGTCGCGCACGGCGTCGATGAGATGAGGCGGCCAGTTGCGCGGAAGTGCCAGGTATATGCTCTTCTCTTCCCACCCCTTATGATGATTGGCTGATATGCGATGAGCGTATGGTGATGGAAGGAGGAGGTAGGCCGAGCACTTCCGCACGACGGCGTTGAGGGCACGGTCGATATGCCTGCAGGCCTCGTACAGGCGGCGCTCGTCGGTGGCGACTGGAGTCTCCTCTATCTTGCGCTGCTTTTCGAGGTTGAGCGTATCGGTGTCGATATCGTGGATGATCTCATCCTTCAGCAGGATGATCTCTATATACTGATAGCCCTGACGGAGCCTCTGGCAGACCTCGTCGGGGTACGGGCGGTTGACGTGTAATGCGTGAGGGTACATAGGCTTACTTGACTACTCTTACTGCGAACTTAACGAAAACACTGTCGTCATGACGTGAATAGAGCGTTACGACCGTATATCCCTCGCCCTTGCCGCGACAGCACCAGCGGCCGCCGCTGAGTCCTGCGGAGCATACGGACGGATTGTCGACGCGTACGACGATATCGTCCAGGGGACTGAACCCCTCAGTCTCTGAACGGAGCGTATAGCTTATCTCGGACTGCTGGCCGATACCTATGAGCCACGGGTTGGAGAAAAGCGTCTCAGGCTCTACGGCCCCGCTGTCGGGAGTGATATAGCCTGGCACGCCGCCACGGTCTGGGATGATAGGATAGTGCATGACGATCTCTGACGGGTACTTGTATACTGGTACCTTCGGGCGCGTCTTGACGAAGCAGCGGGCCACCTCCGTCTGTACGGCTGCGGCTGCGGCTGCGAAGTTCTTGGATATCTCAGGGGCGAACGGCAGGTACCAGTCGTACAGCATCTGGTATTCGATATACGCGGAGGCGTGATCGGCCAGCGGCTGTGTGTATGCCTGGTTGAAGCGCTCGCTTACCTCCATCGTGATATTGAAGACGTCCTCGGTGCCGTCCGTGAGGTTGTCGTGGATATTGTCGGCAGCTGGCGCGCCGTCGTCATAGGCCACCACGTACTCGACCACCAGCGACTTGAAGCGTCCGAGCGCCGTACGCAGCGACGAGAGAAGCAGGAACTGGGAGTCAGGGTCGTCGCCTGCCTCCTCGTTGTGCGCATAGCGTATGGATCCAGCGCTGTCGTTCGTCGCCATATCGGCCATACCCTTGATCTTGGTCCTGGCCTTGACGCGCTGCAGGATCTCTTCCTTGGATAGTAATAGCTTGATTTCCATATCTTATCTAATTTTCTGTTTTCTGTCTTAACGGGTTGGGCAGCTCCTGCGGCCGCTGGCGGTGGAACGTCTGGGCGATGACGAAGTTACGCTGGTTCATGGCGTCCTCCTTGTACTTCTCGCTGATCCTTGGCGCAGTGATTGTGAACCACGAATAGAGCGCGTAGGCTGTCACGTAGTCCTTGACGGCCTGAACGACGGTACTGCTAAGGTTGCTGTTGGCGTCGTCGTACAGTGATACGGTAAGCGTGAACGACGTGGAGCTGGACGTCACGGCCGTCACGTACTGGCGCAGATCGGCGGCGAGGCCGTTGATGGCGGAACGGAAATAGTCGTATATGATATCCTTCTCTCGAGAGCCGAGCGTGATATCCTTGAAGAGCAGGTTACCGTTATCGTCGACACTGCGCTGGCCGATGATCGAGAGGGATCTCGCAACGGTGTCGTACAGGCTCGTGTAGTTGAGTGTTATCTGCATATACCTTATTTATTAGTAATCATATTCCGTACGCGGACGTCCTGCCGACTCGCGGGCGAAGAGCTGGCCTCCATCCCTGAGGGCCTGCATGGCGGTGTCTACCTTCTCCTGGTCCGCTCCTGGCACCTGGACGGGCGCGGCTGGCATCTGTCCCTGGCCTACCTGCGACATATAGGCGTCGTAGTCCTGTAACAGCTTCTCGGAGAACGGGGCGTCGTAGTTCTTCAGGTAAGTACGGACGTCGATAGCCTGCATGCTCAGCAGGCGGTCGAGCATCTCGTTTCCGAGCTGAAGGAACGACGCCGATGAAGCGGCGTTCTTGATACTTACATTGAACTTCACGTTACGCGCTGCGTTGGCACGGTAGAATATCTGCTTGTCGGCCTTGCGAGGCGTGATGTCGCGGCCTTCCTCGTAATACTGCTGGATGGTGATGCACTTCTTCTGCGCGATGCGCTCCTCGAAGCCGTTGAACTTCTTGATAAGCGGATAGATGGTGGTCGTGGCGTTCTGCGACTCCATGGCGTAGCGCGCGGCGGAAGTGCCGCTCGTCGGCGCCTTGCCCTGTAGGGCGCCAGAGACGCCAGACACCTCATGGATCATATTGAGCTGTATCTGCAGCATCTCTGCCTGTCCGAGGTTGGTGGCGGAGTGGCTGTAGAACTCAGGCTTTGCGCCCGTACGGTTCTTCGTGTCGTCGTATATCATGACGGAGTCGAACTTCGTCTTCTGGTTGGCGTAGTCCTCACGCGTCATGCCGTCGGGCTTCAGGGACAGGGGCAGGAACGTCATGCCCTTGGCGGCGTTCTTCAGCGCCATCGTGTACATGACCATGGACTGGTTGATCATCCTCTGCTGGTCGATGAAGAAGCCCACGAAGGGGTGTATCTCGCCATTGACGTAAGGGAAAAGCACGACGCTGTAGGGA